GTTGGTGGCGAAATCGTCGTTGCAGCACAAAAAGGCACTGAGGTTGTAAGCACAACACCGGCACTTGATACCGGCGTAAATATGAGGGGTATATAATGCCAAGTAGAAGAGACAAGCTTTTATCAGCTTCGTGGCGTGGTGTTGAGTTTCTTGTCACATCTGAATCGATGACGGATGCTGGGCGTAAAGTCGTATTGCATGAATACCCTGATAGTAATCAGAGATTTGTTGAAGATTTAGGGCAATTACCCGGGCGTTTCCGGGTTCAGGCTTTTGTAACCGGTGACGACTGGCTTGACAGGTCTAATGCACTTGAAACGGCATTGAATAAGGCAGGGCAGGGGATTCTTGTAATGCCTACCATGGGAAGCCGTCGCCTTTATGCACTACCATATACTAAAGACGCTTCACAAACATCCGTCGGTATCATCACATTTAATCTTGATTTTGCAGCCGGAAAACCGTCTGACGCACCGGCGCAAATAGCCACAACACAGCAGGAAGTATTCGAAAAGGGCGATGATTCCCGGGGAATAATGCAGAAAATTTTCGGCGACGATTACGAAACACCGGAATTTATCACAAACATTGAAACCGCTATCGGTGATGTTAAAGATTCTGTTTCAGATGTCGTGGCAAAAATTCAAGACCAGATTGACATTGGTACATTGCAGCAATTGAACCAGAAAGCTCAACGTATAGCGGCCCGAATTCCTCAATTGATACAAGACCCTGAAGGATTAGCCTTTGAGTTGATACAGGGCACAACAAGCGATCCTGGCATATGGCAATTAGCATCTTTAGGTTTCGGCGTTACCGGAACAATATCATCATTAAAAATACTTGCTGATTACGGTGAAAGCCTTTTGACTTCAGAGACAGCCGACACGGTAACGAGCAGCGCAGTAAATCAAAACGATACTGACGAAACCAGCGACACAACACCATACTGGACTGAAACAACTGAAGAAAGAGAAGATAGGAACACCCGCAGAAGATTAATAGTCAGAAGCCAGCGATTGAATGCAATGGTTGCAATGTATGAACAGCTTGCCGCCGGGGAATATTCAACCACTGAAGAGATTCAGACTGCAAAAGAAACAGTTGAAGCTGTTTACGAACAGATTATGCTTGACGGTACACAGAACAATGATGCTTTCCAGTCAAATCAAGAATTGCGCTTATCTATTGAAGATGTCAGAAGGGCAAGTCTTGAAGTTCTCGACGAAAAAGATCAGCAGGTTTTCGGACTTGTTACTGTCGATCAGAATGTTCCGACGTCAAAGTTTGTTCTTTCATATAATCTTTATGCCGAAGAGTTCACGAATTCAACTGATTTGACAGACCGGTCAATTGTTGTCGGTGGCCTTAATCCCGATCAGTCCGGCCTGCAATTGGATGATACGGTAACAGTATTACAAAACAGGGTTATTACATGATAGAGATAACGGTAAACGGCTTAAATTTTACACGATGGGAAACCGCCCAGGTAAGCAGGAGTATCGATTCTTCATCGTCTACGTTTACCATGAAAACATCATCAAACGGCCCTAATCAATTCCCGATTAAACGCGGGGATCAGGTAAACATAAATGTTGATGGTGAATCAAAAATATATGGATACGTTGATGAAATCAGAGCGAACGGAGACGCTACAAGCCACACAGTGCAGGTATCCGGTCGTGATAACACATGTGATTTAATTGACAGCACTGTACCGGATGCAGCCAAAACAATAGAGGGGCCTATAAAATTAAAAGCTCTCTGTGAACGGGTAATATCAGCACTTGGTGCAGAAATAACTGTGATTGACAACACCGGATTAACGAATGAATTTACGGCAGCAGATTTACAGGCCGCAGAATCCGGTGATCGGTGCATGGATTATTTGCAGAGTTATTCCCGGAAAAAGCAAGTGTTTTTAATTCCTTCAGGTTCCGGCGATCTCATTATATTCCGGCCCGGTGCAGATGTCGCACAAACACCGCTTTTGCACCAGATAGGAAATCAGTCAAATAATGTAAAATCGTGGTCGGTGGTTCAATCACAGCAATCACTTTTCAATACATACATCTGCCGGAGTCAGGACAATATTGGGTTTGACAGCAACGCTGACTATTCAGAAGAGGGCCTTAACCGAAAAGGTGAATCTGTTGACAGCTCTATAAGGTCAAGCCGGTTCTATGAATTAAATGCAGAGGAATCAATGACAGATTCAGAATGTCTTGAAAGGTCAAAGGAAGAGGCGAATATAAGACGGGCAAGAGCGATTGAGTACACCGCTGTTGTTGCCGGATTTTCTCAGCTTACCGGTGGTTTGTGGGATATTGGGCAACGTGTAACCGTTAAAGATGAGGTTGCCGGTGTTAACGGTAGTTTTATTATACGGTCCGTTGAATACACTGTTAGTTTAACCGACGGAGGGCGAACCCGGATAACCTGCGCTCCGATCGATGCATACAAAGTGCAGGCCGTAGCGACGGATACTGATAAGCGTAAATCAGATTCCGGTACGCAGTATACAAACGCGACACCATCAACAAAGCAGAGGTTTAAACGTAATTTATGATAAACAAACCAAGGGGTTCACGCCAAAAAGTTGATTTAAAAGGCATGCGTGTTGACATGGTTGATGATACACAAGATTACAGATACGCAACTGTGTCAGGAAATGGAATAACACAAAGATGTCAACTATTTACACCATATGGTTTATGTGCTAATCCCCCTGATAAATCGCTTGGTATCACATTTAATATTCAGGGAATCGCGAGTAATAAGATAGTTCTTGTTGACGATCCTAAAAACCGTAAAAAGAATTTAAGCAAAGGCGAAGTTGCTTTAGTTGATTATTTAACCGGTAATATGGTATACTTACGCGAAAACGGACAGATTGATATTGAAACAGCATCGGGTTCTAAAATTGAATTATTATCAGACGGTACGATAAAGTTAACAGGCAACACGACGATTGAAGGTAATTTACAGGTTAATGGAAGTATAACGGCAACCGGAAACGTTGAATGTGCTGATATCAAAACATCAACGATTGCAAGCCTTAATGCTCACGTTCACAGCGGTGTAACCACAGGACCAAGCAACACAGGTCCGGCGACAGGATGATTTTATGCAGGATGTACAAATAACACCGGATGAAAGGGGAGTTTTTGACCTAAGTCTTGACGGTCAGGGCATAGCCTCAGTTGATGGATTGCAAACAACCCTTGAGGTAACGCTTTTTACCGATTCGAGAGCCCCTGAATCATTAGTGCCTGACGCGAAAAACCGCCGGGGGTGGGTGGGTGATATATTAACGGCTTTAGAGGAAAGGTTCACAGGTTCTAATTTATGGTTACTTGATCAGGCAAGATTGACAGCAAGAACGATTTCGCAGGCTGAAATATACGCAAATGATGCTTTTCTGTATCTCGTTGAGGATTCTATCGCCAGCGAATATAAAATATCAATTGATAGAAGTAACAGGGCAATCGATATAAATATCGAATACATAATTTCTGATAATATCATAGAAAGATACAATATATTATGGAGGCGAACCAGTGTCACTGGACTATCTAACATTTGATGAGCTTGCCGACCTTGCAACGGCTCAATTAAGAAACGAAATTCCCACTCTTGACCCGACAATTCCAAACAGTTGGGCGAAAGCTTTTGTTGTTTCAATGGCTGCATTGGCTCATTCAAATAACCTTCAAATCCGGGACTTGGAAAACCAGCTTTTCCCGCAAACTGCAACGGATGAATTCCTTGATAGATGGCCTGAATATGAGGGGGTATCCCGAAACCCTGCTACAGGTGGCCGTGGGAATGTAACAATAACCGGCACGTCAGGCGAAACAGTACCGGCACTCGAATTATATTCGGCTGCAAACGGATTGACATATGAAAGTCAGGAAGTCGGTACAATTGCAGAAACAACACTGAATGTTTCATCATTGACCAGATCAGGAACGACTACCAGCGTTGTATTTACAGAAAGCCACGGATTGGCAAGTAACAACACCGTAACGATTGCCGGAGCAGATCAGACAGATTATAACGGTGACCAAACAATCACAGTTCTTTCAGAAACTGAATTCACATATGAGGTTTTAGGATCGCCAGTAACACCGGCAACCGGAACAATAACATCAACATCGACATATGCAACTGTTTTATTCGAATGCACCACACAGGGCTCAGATACAAACCTTGACCCGGCTGCAACATTGACAATCGTTACACCAATAACGAATGTTGATGATGAGGCAACGGTAGGGGCCGGAGGGTTAACCGGTGGGGCAGATATTGAAGATGATGAAAGCGCACGTTCCCGGTTATTTCTGTCAAGGTCATCACGGGCCGGAGTGTTCACGGCAGATCAGATAAAACTTGCAGCTTTCAGCATTAATGGTAATACCAGGGTTTTTGTTGTCTCTCCTGAATCGCCACCTGTTTCCGGTGGTCCGGTCCCAGGGCAGGTATTCATTTATTTTTTACGAGATAATGATTCAAATCCTTTACCAAGCTCAACACTAATTGATGAAACAAAAGCGGTTATTATTTCAGATGGGGCGATGCCAGCACACACAGCGGAACAGGACGTGGTTGTGCAGGCCCCTGTTCCAATAACTACAAATTATATTTTCACAGCAATAACGCCAGATACGGCCACGATGCGCGAAGCGATAGAGGCACAAATCAATGCTTTTTATCAGGACACCGTACAATTAGGTGAAGACATATTGAAAAACAGTTACTTAGGTGCTATTTCTAACACATATGATTCTCAAACAGGTGATACTTTGCAGGCGTTTAGCCTTGCTTTTCCTTCATCAGATATAACGGTTGGATTAGGTCAAATCGGGTTTCCCGGTACTGTGAGTTTTGCAATATGACGAATATAGATATATTTAAACCGCCTGAAACACTTGATAAGGCCGCCGATATCCTGTCCGATCATATGCCACAGGGCCGGGCGTGGGGTTCAAAAAATATACCCGGTTCAAATATGCGCGGAATTATCCGGGGCCTTGCTATTGATTTTTTAAAAGTTCAGGAACAGATTTATGAATTATCACAGCAATTTGATATTAATTTAAGTATTGATTTATTACCGGAATGGGAAACAAGCGTAGGAATCCCGGACGATTGCATTTTTGACCTTTCAACACTGATAGAAAGGCGTGAGAATATTTTAGGCCGGTTTTCAAAAATTCCGGTTGTTACGAAAGAAGACTTTGAAAATCTTGCATTACTATTGACAGGATTAACGGTAACAGTTGAACCAGGTATTGACTATGAAGAAGTTTTCCCGCTTACTTTTCCGATTACATTCGGTGAAGAGGGAGCAAGATTTATAATGTATGTTACTTTCGGAGCATCAAGTGAATCGTTTACCTATACGTTTCCTTTTGATTTTCCTGCCCCGGAAAGATTTGACATAGTTAAATGCGTATTTGCACGAGTTAGACCGGCGAATGTAAGAATTATTTATACCAACTAAATAGAGGGGATAGGGGATAAAAAATGGATATTGCTGATAAAATAACAGGGTCGACGTATACAGCCGCCGAATTTAATAGTTTTAAAGATGAAACGCAAAACGCTATTGAATCATCCGGTTTAACGTTAAGTGCGGCAAGTGATACACAATTGGCCCAGGCTTTAACAATTGGGGCTCAAACTGGCCATAGCTATAATGATGGTGGTGTTGCTAATGCATATACTTTGCTGAGAACAGGCATATTAGAACAACCAGCGACATATGTTGACGGAATGAGGGTTACGTTTACAACATCTAATGTCAACACAGGTGCATCAACTGTTAATATCGCGGGTATCGGTATTAAAGATATTGTTTTGCCTGACGGTAATCCTTTAACCGGTGGCGAAATTATCGCCGGAGAACTTGTTGAAATCATCTATGATTCAGGGTTAGATGATTTTATTTTAGCCCCTTGGAACAATGGACTTTCAGCAAGAACCATCGATTCTATAGCAGAACTGAGGACAATTTCTGGTAGCTATCAGGGACAAACAATACCAGTTTCAGGTTATTATGCTGCTGGTGACGGTGGCGGCGGTCCTGATCGAACATGGGATGAAGGGAAAGCCCCGGGAACCTATGTTGATAACGGTGGTTCAATCATAGTTCCGACAGGTGGCGATGGTTCATCAGCATGGTTATGGTCAGAAGATGATTTTAATATTGATTATTTTGGAGCTGACAGAACAGGTGTTTCGGAATCAGGGACACATATTCATAACACGATTGCAGCAGCGGCAGGTAAGCCTATTAAAATTTCTGGAACATATCTTGCTGAAACATTAACAACAACACCCGTTACAGCAAATATAGATTTTTATGGAAGCGGGACAATAAACGGCAACGATAGTGCAACATCAGGATTTATAATTGGTGGTGATATTGATTATATAAGAATAAAAAACATTACATTTGACAAGTTTGGTGCAAGGGTTTTCGCTTCTGACACAACATCACGAACAATCAGCGAAATAAGGCTTGAAAACAACAAGGTAACAAATGGTGTTGGTGGTTTTGACTTTGA